GTGTACGGGTCTGGGGGTTTTCGCCATGGCTGGGAGGGGTCCGGCTCCGAAACCCGCACATCTTCGCCAGCGGCGAAACAGGAAGGCGGGGGCAGCGACCTTGACGCCGCCGCCCGAAGGCGAGCGCCGGCGCGTCCCGACCCTTCCAAACCCGGACGGTCGCAAGTGGCACCGGCTCACCAGGGCGTGGTGGCGGCGGGTGTGGCAGTCGCCGATGGCCAGCGAGTACCTGGAGACCGACCTCGATGGCTTGGGGCGACTGGCGGTCTTGATCGACGACTTCCACAAGGCGGAGAGCGCCAAGGAGCGGCGGGAGCTGCTGCAGGAGATCCGTTTGCAGGAAGCCAGGTTCGGCCTGTCACCCGTGGACCGAAGTCGGCTGCAGTGGGAGATCGCCAAGGGCGAAGAGGCCGAGCGCCGGCGGCCGCCCAGGCCTGTGGAGGAGCCGCANCAGCAGCCGGCGGCTGACCCACGGGCCATCCTTCGGGTGGTGAAGTGATGGCCGTCCTCATGGTNCCTGATGACGGCGACCAGTACTGGCCGACGCTTGGACCGCAGGTGTGCGACTTCATCGAGCGCTACCTGGTGCATGGCCCGGGTGACCTGCGGGGCCAGCCCGTGCGGCTGGACGCTGAAAAACGAGCCCTGATCTACCGGATGTATGAGGTCTACCCGAAGGNCCACCCGNAGGCCGGCCGGCGCCGTTTCCGCCGGGTGACGCTTTGTTTGCCCAAGGGCGTGGGCAAAACCGAGCTGGCGGCGTGGATCGCAGCNTGCGAGCTGCACCCCGAGGCTCCGGTGCGAACCGTGGGATGGACGCGGGACGGCGAGCCCATCGGCGGCCCCGTCACGGACCCATACATCCCGCTGGTTGCCTACACCGAGGAGCAAAGCGACGAACTGGCTTACGGTGCGCTGCTGGCCATCCTGCAGGAGTCGCCGCTAAAAGACGACTTCGACCTTGGCCTGGAGCGCATCATGCGAATCCGAGGCGACGGCAAGGCCGTTTCGCTGGCCAGCGCCCCGAACGCCCGGGACGGCGCCCGCACGACGTTCCAGGTGTGCGACGAAACGCACTGGTGGACGCTGCCGCGACTGCGGCAAGCCCACCAAACCATGATGGCCAACCTGCCCAAACGCAAGCTGGCCGACCCGTGGATGCTCGAGATCACAACGGCGCCGGAGCCGGGCGCAGGGTCGGTGGCCGAGGACGCGATTGAATACGCCCGGGCCGTCGCCAACGGAAAAGTCGAGGACGCCAAGCTGTTCTTTTTCTGGCGCTACGCCGACGAGCGCAATCCGTTGGAGACGGAAGAGGACGTGCGCCGGGCGGTCATTGAGGCGTCGGGCGCCGCGGCCTCCTGGCGGGACATCGACGCCATTGTGGACTTGTGGCGGGACCCGACGATGGATCGCCAGTTCTTCAAACGGGTCTGGCTCAACCAGCTGGTGAAGGGCGGCAAGCAGGCGTTCGACGTCGAGCGGTGGCGCCAGCTGGCCGTGGCCGAATCGCCGGTGAAGGACGGCGATACCATCGTCATCGGCTTCGACGGCGCCATGTTCCACGACAGCACAGCTGTCGTTTGCACGCATGTGGACACGGGCTTCCAGTGGCTTGCTGGCCTTTGGGAGTGCCCGGTGGACCCGCATGGGCAGCAGGTGCTGGACTGGCAGGTGCCCACCGATGAGGTGGACGCCGTCATCACTGAGCTGTTCGAGCGCTACGATGTGTGGCGCATGTACGCCGACCCGCAGTATTGGCAGTCGTGGGTGGCGACGTGGCAAGGCCGGTACGGTGAAGACAGGGTCATCGAATGGTGGACGAACCGCCGGAAGCCCATGGCCTACGCGCTGGAAGCGTTCGCATCGGCGATTGCCGAGGGTAGCCTGATTCATGACGGCAACAAGGACCTGGAGCGGCACCTGGGCAATGCCAGGCGAAAGGACCTACCTTTCCGGGGAGACGATGGGCGGCCGTTGTGGCTGATTCAGAAAGAGAGGCCAGACAGCCCGCACAAGATCGACGCCGCCATGGCCGCGGTACTGTCCTGGGAAGCCAGGAAGGATGCCGTTGCGGCCGGCGTTACCAGCAAGCAAGAGGCAGGGCTATTCATCATCTAGGAGGGCGACGATGCGGGACATTTTCCGGCACATCAATGCCCGTGACGTCCACTTCTATGCTGGGGTCGCCATGCTGGCCGCAGGCGCGTATTTCGTGTATCCTCCGCTGGCGCTCATCGCGCCCGGGGTCGTCTTCCTCTACGTTTCGCTGCGAAGGGTGTAGCGCATGGGAATCCTCGACAGCATCGAACAGCGGAATACGACCCTGAAAAGCGCACTGAAGAACGCGCCGGACTGGCTGGCAGACGCTCTCGGGGGCGCACCGTCGCCGACCGGCGTGCGGGTGACGCCCGAGAAGGCACTGGGCATCACGGCCTTTTGGAACGGCGTCCGGATTATCAGCCAGACCATCGCCAGCCTGCCGCTAGAGGTCTATGAGCGCATGGACGATGGCAGCCGCCGGCTGGCCCGGGAGCATCCGGTCTACCGTTTGCTTCACGTCAGGCCGAATCCGTACATGACGCCGTTCACGTTCAAGGAAATCAGGGCAGCTCATGTCCTGGTGTGGGGCGATTCCTTTGCCGAAATCGAGCGGGACAGGGCGGGGCGCCCCATCGCCCTCTGGCCACTGTTGCCTGACCGCACCGGGGTTGAGGTCCGAGACGGCAAGAAGGTCTATTGGACCATTGTCAACGGTGTCAAGGTGTACCTGTCGGCCGACCGGGTTCTCCATGTGCCTGGACTTGGATTCGACGGGCTTAGGGGCTACAGTGTCCTGAAGCTGTTCCGGGACAGCCTTGGATTGACCGTCGCCGCCAACGAGTACGGGGCCCAGTTCTTCGGCAACAGCGGCCGCCCGTCGGGCGTCTTGGTCCATCCCGGGAAGCTGGACGACGCGGAGCGCGCCCGTATNCGCGAGGAATGGAACCAGCTGCATAGCGGGTTGACCAAAGCGCAGCGAACCGCCGTGCTTTGGGGCGGTATGAAGTTCGAGCCCATTACCATGCCGCCNGAGGACGCCCAATTCCTCCAGACCCGGTCGATGCAGATTGACGAGGTAGCCCGGATTCTCAACATCAATCCGATCCTGCTCCAGAAAACCGACGGGGCGACGACATGGGGTACGGCGATCTCCCAGTTTTTGGTTGCTTTCGCCAAGTTCACTATCACGCCATGGNTGGAGCGGGAAGAGGACGTCCTGAATTATGATCTCTTCTCCGAGCAAGAGCGGGGCCGCTTCTANTGCAAGTACAACGTNGCGGCGCTGCTCCGTGGCGACCTGAAGACGCAGGCCGAGATTCTGGAAATCGAGCGGCGGAACGGGATCATTAACGCNGACGAGTGGCGCGAGCTGACGGAGCGGAACCCGCTGCCTGGCGGGCAGGGGAAGCTGTACTTCATGCCGCTCAACATGGCACCGATTCAAGACATTGCCGACCGACCGCCGGAAAACCTCCCGGCGCCGCAGCGGTCTTTGCGCCGCTCGAAGTACACCGAAGAGCGAGCGCTAGCTATTCGGCAGCGGCTGCGCGAGGCGCACTTGGCCGCCTTCGAGGACGGCGCACGACGGTTCGTCCGGCCGGAGGTACAGGCGCTGCGGCGGGCCATCAAGAGGGCTATCCAAAGCGGTGATCCGAAGCGGGCGCTGAACGACTGGATCGACCAGTTTTATCCCGACCACCGCCAGACCATTTACCGGGTCATGCTGCCGCTTGTGACGGCGCTGGCGGCCGCCGTAGCCGAGGTGGCTTTCGACGAGGTCGGCGCCCAGCCGGTAGCCGTCGACGAGTTCGCCCGGGCATACACGGACAACCTGGCGCAGCGGGAACTTAACTCCTCCATTGGGCAGCTGCGGACGCTCATCGCCGAAACGGCTGTCGAGGTGCTCGAAGAAACGCTGACCACCCGCGCCGATGAGTGGGAAGAGAAACGACCGGGGAAGGTAGCNGCCAACGAGGTGGTGCGGGTGGCCGCCGGNGCCGCCCGATGGGCGTGGCAAATGGCCGGCGTTGGAACGCTCGTTTGGCGAGCGAACGCCGACGCATGCCCGCTGTGCCAGCGGATGGATGGCCGCAGGGTTCCCACTCGCGGCTACTTCCTCGCTCCCGGCGACAGCATTGGCGACGGCCCGGACCGGCTCGTTGTAACAGAGCCAATTGGTGGCCCACCGCTGCATGGCGGCTGCAAATGTGACATCGTTCCTGGGTAAGGAGTGAACGCCATGAAGCTCGAGCGAGCAGTCATCAGGACGGAGGTCCGGGCCGCCGGCGAGGGCGAAGGCCTGCGAGTCGTCGGACTCGGCGTGGTCTATGACACATGGGAAGAGCTGTGGCCAGGCTACCGTGAGCGCATCCTCCAGGGCGCCGTCAAGCTGGCGCCCGAAGTCAAAAGC